GAGCCTGTACACGTTGAACAACAGCTTACACCTCCGCAAGTAGAATTAAACAAATATCCGTTTAATTTCTCTGCGTATATTGAGGCAACATCAAAAGACGAGGCAATCGAAAAATTGAGAGAATTTAAACCAAAGCTAATTAAGTTTATGGAAAGTGAGGGTGTGCATTATGGCAAGTAATATGCAAAAACCAAAATTCAGTGTGGCAATAACTACGCCGGCATACAAAAAATTGATTAATAACACGTTGAAAGACCCTCAACGTGCGAATAACTTTATAGCAAATGTATCGACAGTAGTTGCGAATAATCCACAACTGCAAGAATGTGAAGCAAGTACAATTCTTTCTGCTGCATTTTTAGCAGATAGTTTAAATCTTTCTATGTCACCACAGTTAGGCTATTGCTATTTAGTTCCGTATGAAACAGCTCTAAAGGACAAATACGGAAAAACAATGTGGATGTTAGATGAAAACGGTAATCATATATTGGACAGCAACAGTAAGTGGAAAAAATATACCGTGAAAAAGGCACAGTTCCAAATGGGGTATAAGGGATATGTGCAGTTGGCTCAACGTACAGGACAGTATAAAAAAATTGTTGTTTTACCGATAAAAGACGGCGAACTTATTCATTTTAATCCGTTGGAAGAAGAAATTGACGTACAACTTATTGAAGATGAACTTGAACGAGAACAAGCGAAAACAATAGGCTATTATGCCATGTTTGAGTATCATACGGGTTACCGCAAAGCAATATATTGGTCCATCAGAAAAATGATGGCTCATGCAGACAAGTATTCGGCAGCATTCAGTTCGGAAATGTACGAAAAAATACAAAATGGTGAAGTCCCTGAAAAAGATATGTGGCGATATTCTTCATTTTGGTATAAGAATTTTGATGATATGGCAATGAAAACAATGTTAAGACAACTCATTTCAAAATGGGGTGTTGTATCGATAGAGATGGAGAATGTCCTAAAGAAAGATATGGCTGTTATAGAATCTGAAACGGATTATACATACGTTGATAATGATAGTGATAATGATAATCAAATTCCGTTGTCACAACCTGAGCCGGATATGGTGCAAGATAGCGATAATGTAGAGCCACTGATACAAGAAAATTTACAACAAGAAATGAGTGGCAGTGAAACGTCCGAGCAGGAGGCGATAGATATTGATTCGATATAATATCATAGCCACAGGTTCTAAAGGTAATGCAGTTAAAATTGATGATATATTGATAGATTGTGGTGTATCTTTCAAAAAAATTAAAGATGTGTACAAGCATATAAGATTGGTACTACTGACACATGAACACTCGGACCATTTCCGACCGTCAACCATACGAAAGTTGGCGGCGGAACGTCCGACTTTAAGATTTGGTTGTTGTCGTTGGATGGTTCCCAAGTTGATAGAATGTGGAGTTTCACCGACACAAATTGATGTATACGACATAGGAAAAAGATACGATTATAAAGTATTTGCTCTGTCACCTATCAAACTATATCATGACGTTCCGAACTGCGGATATAGGCTATATTTCGGACGAAAGAGAGTGTTGTACGCAACAGATACCCGAACAATGGAAGGTATCAGTGCAAAGGGATATGATTATTACTTCATTGAAGCAAATTATAAAAAAGAAGAAATTAAGCGTAAAATTGCAGACAAAAAAGAACAGGGCGAATATGCGTATGAGGTACGAGCAATGAATGAACATCTGTCGCAGGAAGAAGCTGAAGATTTTATATATTCAAATATGACCTCGAAAAGCAGATATATCTTCTTGCACGAACACATTGATAAATAACAAGGTAGGGGATAAGAATGTCGCAGATAACAACAGCAAAAATTGTAGAGTATGACGGCTGTAATATGCTGATAATTCCACAAGAACCGATAAGCCGTGAGATGATTAGAAAACAAGTAAAAAACGTTGAATTACGGTTATGCGATGGTCGGGAATGTACGTCTGAACAACGAAGAAAAATATTTGCAATAATCGGAGAGATTGCTGATTGGAGCGGACATGACAGTGAAGATTTGCGTAAATACTTTACATCAAATTATTGTATGGATAATGACCTTGAGTATTTCAGCTTATCCCCCAAAAAGCCTAATTTAGCGGATATGGAAACTGCAACAGGTTTTATATCTTATTTGATAAAATTCTGTTTTGAATGGAATGTACCGACACTCGATACCATGCTTAATCGTGCCGAAGAAATCGGTAAATATTTATATATGTGCTTGGAGCATAGGAAGTGTGCTATTTGTAATGATAAGGCAGAAGTACATCACTTAGACGCTGTCGGTATGGGTAGGGATAGAAATGATATTGTTCATGTAGGTATGAATGCTATTGCGTTATGCCGCAAGCACCATATACAGGCTCATAATATGGGCAAAAATGAATTTTTAAAACAGTATCATGTATATGGAATAATACTTGATTCGTACTTATGCAAAATATTAAATTTAGGACGAAAGACTGTATATAACGAGCTGTTTGAACGTGATAAACAGTTTTTGCAGCTTGAGGAGGTGAGAGAATAACATGGCAAGACCCTTGAAAGATGGGGTTGATTATTTTCCAAAAGATACTGATTTTTATGCAGATGATAAAGTGCGACTTTTAAGAGCGGAGTTTGGCTCAAAAGGAATGTATCTTTTAGACTACATATTATGTGACTTATACGGCAAAAATGGATATTTCATCAAATGGGATAAAAACAAGTGCTACCTTGTGTCAGACGGTGCGGGATGTGGTTGTTCTCCTGAGTTTGTTGCAGAGTTTATTTCCGGGTGTATCAGATGTTCTTTCTTTGATAAAAGGGTGTTTGAAATGTTTGGAGCATTGACATCTGTGGGTATCCAGCGGCGCTTTATAAGAATGTTAAACAGCCGCGAAAATTTCACATTTATTGAAGAATACTTTCTGCTTGATACATCTGATAAAAAAGATGTTCCGCAAGGTATTCTTAATAAACTTGCATTCAAAAAGGTTTCCGATAAAGAAAACGAAGTTAAAAGTAAAGATAACCCCAATAAAAATAAAGATAATTCACAAAGTAAAATAGAAGAAAATAAAGTAGAGGAGAGTAGAGTAGAGGAAAGTATAATAGATGACTCTCACCGCTCGCCTGCACCGTATGAGCAAATCAAAGATATGTATAACAACATATGTACATCATATCCTAAATTACGCTCAATGTCTGATAGTCGAAAGAAAGCAATTAAAGCACGACTTAGACAGTACAGTATTGACGATTTCAAATTTCTGTTTGAGAAAGCGGAAAATAGCAGTTTTTTAAAAGGTGCAAATAATCGTAACTGGTCTGCCACATTTGATTGGTTGATAAAAGATTCAAACATGGCAAAGACACTTGACGGAAATTATGACGACAGACCTATGCAAAGAAATGATTATAATGCCGGTGCAAGAAAAAGCAATAATCTATTTCTTGATTTACTTAATAACGATAACGGAGATGATATATTATGACATTTCAAGAAACTGCTAAAATTATGGCGGTATTTAAGGCTGCATACCCACGCTACTATGCAAATATAGACGTGGAAGAAGCAAGACGGGTAACAACATTATGGGCATCTATGCTTGCCGATTACAGCTATGAAACTGTTTCAAATGCTGCTAAGGCATTGATTGTATCAAGCAAGTTTCCACCGACAATAGCCGAGGTAATAGAGAAAATACAGCTATTAACCAAAGAACCGGAACTGACGGAGGGCGAGGCTTGGAGCATGGTGCGAAAAGCTATTCGTAATGGAATTTACGGATATAAAGAGGAATATAGAAAATTGCCTGACAAGGTAAAAACGGCAATAGGAAACCCTCTGATGATACACGAATGGGCTAAGGTAAGTGCAGATGAACTCGATACCGTAGTAGCAAGTAATTTTATGCGGAATTTTCGTTCACAAACGAAAAGCAAACAGGAATATGAAAGTTTGCCACAAAGCGTAAAAAAATTTGTTGAGGAAATATCCGCAAAAATGCCGAAACTGGAGGAAGTAAATGAGAGGAATAAATGATATAAGAATAACCTTTGAAGAAAAAATCAACAAGTATGCCGTAAAGCAAATACAACCTCATATGATTAACGCACTTGCAGTAATGTTGTGCGATGAAGCTGTAAATGAAACGTTATTTAGTTTAGACACAATAGAAAATATGGAGGAGATCGCATGAAAAAACACAGTTGCAGAATGACTGATACAGAAAAAGAAATGCACGACAGAGCAGTTAAAATTCGCAAAATGACCGATGAGCAGTTGTGCAAGTACATAGATGATACACAAGGTAAGAACGATACACGGGATAAAAGTGTGAGTAAGTTTTTAACTTGTGTGGCAGGATTGAAAGGTATAGGTAAAACAACAGAAAATAAATTATATTATCTGGCAAGAGAAAAGGGGTTTATTGATTAATGCGTTGGAGTGAAGCGGAGTATGCACGATATATTCAGAATACGGAACAAAACACAAGTAGCCCAAAGCCTAAAAATAAATATTCTTCTCAAAAAACGTGGATTGATGGTATATGTTTTGATAGTAAAAAGGAAGCGGATTATTACTGTCAATTAAAGCTACTTACAAGAGCCGGAGAGATAAAAGGCTTCTGCCGTCAGGCAAGATTTGTTGTGACAGAGGGTGTAGGGAGTATAGAACGTGGTACTGAGTATGTTGCAGATTTTGTTATCTTCAACAATGACGGAACAAGTCGCATTGTTGACACGAAAGGGGTGAAAACCAATGAATTCAAGTTAAAAATGAAATCATTCCGAGAAAAGTATCCGACTCTTAAAGTAGAGTTGGAATAAAGGAGTAGATAATTGATGGGTAAAATAAGAACTCGAAATCAACATCAAGCGGAATTTGTGAAGTGTATTCAGAAATTCGGCGGTAAATATCAAACATGGGAAATATACGCTGATTTCATATCAATGTTTGCCTGTGCTATATCAAATGGAATAGATAGGGTGCATTTCAAACCGAGAGAAGAAATGTATATGCAAATTATTCGCAAATACACAAATGAAGAACAGGCAATCTTTCCTGAGATGATGGGTCATGTCATTAATGGCATGGAGGAAAACAGGGATTGCGATTTCCTTGGTGAGTTGTATATGGCTCTGGACTTGGGAAGCCATTGGAAAGGACAGTTTTTTACACCGTATAGTTTGTGTAAAATGACTGCTCAATTACAAAAAAATGATATAGAACAAGAAATAACAGAACAAGAAAATAAAATTAAAGAAGAAAGAGATAGCAAAATACGAAAGCTAAAAGAACTGGCAGAACGTACATATACCTTGAGAAGAAATTTTGTAAAAGACTTCACGTTAAATGAAAAGGCAACATCAAAGAACTTGCAAAATTTTATTATCACGGCATTGCTTGAAGATAATGATTTCGATATTGAAAAATTTATTGAAATGTTGGATGTCGAATATGATGAAGACGATTTAGACGAAATGCAAGGGGTGCGAGAAGTATATGAACGGTCAAACAAAACACTGCAAAATAAAATGGTTATTGCAGGATATGTTCTATACAATGATAGAAAAACAAACGATTGTTACGATTATACAGGAAATCACAGAGAGAACGAATCACTTCAGCGACTCTATGATGGACTAATTACAATAGGCTATGAAATGTCTGATGAAGAACTTGCCATGATGGACGGTACGCATGAATTATATACCACTGAAGATGAATAATTGATAAAGGAGAGATGAAGATGACAAATATTATAAAATGCAGATTTTTGGATAAAGACGGTGAACCGAGAGGCAGAGAATACAGCTATAAAACAGAAATACCTGTTGAAGTCGGTCAAATAGTAGATGTACCTGCACCACGTCAAAGTGACGCTGACAGTGAATTGAAAACAAAATCAGTTATTGTATCACAAATAAATGTGCCGGAAGAAGAAATTGCGACCTTTGCGGATAAGGTTAAAACTGTTCATACGGAAGATGAAAAGGAGAATTAATAAAATGCACACAACGGAACAAAGGAGAGAAATTTTCAAAAGCTGCGAAAAGGAAATGTTATTTCTTCATGAAATAATGGGTAATAAAAATATGTCGGAAATTTTACGTCCGATGATTAAAGAAAAGTTTATGGACATGAATTATAAAATGGCAGAAATGTATATGGAGGATATCGGAGAAGTAATCCAGCTACTGCCTCGTTATGCGGTTCCGTCAGTTATAGCAACTCTAAAGCTTATTTTAGAGGCTTTGGAAAAGGACATGACTGAAAAGGATAAAATGGTGGCACAAGAAATTAAAGAGCGAGGGGCAGTTGCTATTATAAGACATAAGATAAAATAAAGTTTAAAAATTACAATGGGAAGTATCTAATTACTTATACAGAGGTACTTCCCGTAATAAAACTTGTATTGGAGTGATTCCATGAGTAGAAAATGGACCAAAGAAGATGTTGAATATCTCACAGAGAAATGGGGAAATGTTTCGATCCCAAGCATTGCCAAAAAGCTAAATCGAAGTGTCAATGCAGTGAAAATAAAAGCAGGGAGATTAAATCTTGGACCTATGTTAGAAAATGGAGCATATGTAACATTAAATCAGTTGGCGATAGCTTTAACCGGAAAAAATTTGTCCCCATATTGCAAGAAATCATGGATAGAAAACAGAGGTATGCCGGTTCATAACAAGAAGGTTATAAAAAATACTTTTAAAATTGTCTATTTAGATGAGTTTTGAAAATGGGCTGAAAAAAATCGTTCATTTTTAGATTTTTCAAAGATGGAGCCGTTGGCTTTAGGCAAAGAGCCTGGATGGGTAAACGAACAACGTAAGAAAGACTATAAGTCAAACGCACTACAAAGAAAAGACCAATGGACACCATATGAAGATGATAAATTGCGATATTTATTAAAACAACAGAAATATGGGTATGCGGAAGTTGCCGATATACTTCATCGAAGTGAGGGGGCAATACAACGGCGATGTACGGACCTTGGTATTCGCGAACGTCCAATAAAAGCGGATACAAGGAGGAATCCGTGGACTGATGATATGCACCGTATTGTTGTAGAAGGTATAAAAAACGGTGATTCATATTCGCTGATAGCAAAGCGTATAGGAAAGTCAGAAAGAGCAATAAGAGGAAGAGTATACAACAAATATTTAACTGAGAATGCTGATAAAGTTAGAGCTATGATTGGTGATGGTCAGTGGGGCGATAATGCTCCGGAACCGAATGTTAAGCAAGCATTATATTTATCTCACACAAGAGGGAAGTGCCAAAAAAGTCTTACGGATTTAGTGGAATTACTGAAATATCGCACATTGTGTATGATGAAAGAGGTACATAAATGATAGATAGAATTGCAAATGAGGTAGCAATTCAGTGCATGGATTGTGGAATTATAACGGATATACGACAGTTTAAGGACATACTTGTTATGGCTTTGAACAATTACACAGTATCACCTAAAGAAAAAGCTATTGCGGTATATGATGACTTGAGCAAGGGATACCAAATGTTCTTTGTCACGAAGAAAGTAAAAGGCTTATCCGACAAGAGCCTAAAATACTATAAATGCGTTATAGATGATGCAATGATAAGAATAAATAAGCCATTAGACAGGATTACGGCTGATGATATTCGGTATTTGTTGGCTTGCAAAAAGAGAGATGGCAGAAGCAATACAACTTTGAATAACATTAGACGTGTTTTATGCTCGTTTTTCAAGTTCTTGGTGAATGATGATTACATTGTTAAAGACCCTATGTTAAATATAGACGTTGTAAGGCAAGAAAAAGTTGTGAAAAAGCCATTCTCGCCGATTGAACTTGAAAAAATACTTGATGTATGTCGAAATGATAAAAATGAGCTGGCAAGACGCAGGAATGTAGCTATGATAGAGTGTTTTTTATCAACAGGCTGCAGAGTAGGTGAGATAAGCTCAATAAAAATTGAAGATGTTGATTTTCGTAAAGGCGAGTGTATTGTACATGGTAAGGGCAACAAGGAACGAAAAGTTTTTTTTAATGATAGGTCAATATTAAGACTGTCCGAGTACATAGATTATCGAAAAGATAATTGCGAATATCTGTTTTGCTCGATTAAAAAACCGTTTCAAAGATTAAATGTGGGCGGTGTAGAAACGAATATAAGAAATATCGGTGAAAAAGCTGGTGTAACAAATTGTCATCCGCATAGATTTCGTAGAACTATGGCGTGTAATGCACTGAAAAAAGGTATGCCGATAGAGCAGATACAAGCATTGCTCGGACATGAAAATATTGAAACAACGAAAGTATATTTGTGTATCGATACAGATAAACTTGCAGTCGAGCATAATCGATATTTAGGATAAGTATAGGAGGAATTTTAATGAATAATTTGATAAAAAAAGGTGTAAAAACAAGTTCAGTTACACTTATACAATAGTAAAATTACAATAGGGAGTGAGATGATGGATATGTTTACACCATCAGAGATTGTATACAGTGCATGGGAAAAGACAAAAAAACCACTGCTATACAATACAAGTGACGGAAAAAAAAGCATAACCAAAGAGGTTGTTTTTGCAAATCCGCAAGAAAATGAAAATTTCAATGCTGATTTTGAGGGGATCTGCTCAATGTGCGGCAAGGAATTTCGAGGCGGAATACCGTTAAAAAAATTGATAGGTAAAACCTATACAGATATGGATATTCATAAAGCACCCGAAGAAACTCATATATGTGAGGCTTGTGCATTTTGTTTAATGACAAGCAAAATAGGATTAGCGAGATTATCCCGATATTCGTTTGTTGCAAATAATGAAGAATTACATCTTTGCAACAGAGCAGAAATGCGAGATATGTTATTAAATCCACCTAAACCGCCATTTGCGGCGGCCTGTGCCGTCACACAAAAAAAGCATTTAATCGGTAAAGTGAGAGTTTCATATAGTCAAGAACGGTATTTCTGCAACTATGAAGAAACACCGATTGAAATTAAGGCGGAAGAATTCAAACATAACGTAGATACAATAGAAACGTTATGCGGTTTAGGTATAACAAAAACCGAAATTGAAACAGCAACATTGAAAGGCAACAGATATAAGGATTTAGGTTTTAAAATGTGTGCCAAAATCCTTGATGTTATAGAAAATTTAAAAAAATACAGTGCATTGCAAATAGCGTTATTTGTAGCACAAAAGAAAGATGAGGAGGTACAAAATGAGGGATATACTATTCCGAGGTAAAAGCACCGAAACAAATCAATGGTGCTATGGAGGTTTTCACATATGGAAAAAGCGACAAATATGTGTTTTAGGCGATGATAAGCTGAAAGATGATGAAATATCATACGTAATAACAGTAAATTCGTTTGCGGATTGGAATATGCCGCGAACAATGCAAGCCGTTGAGGTTATAGCCGATACAGTCGGTCAATATACAGGTTTGGCAGATGTAAACGGTCAAAAAATATTTGAAGGCGATATTGTAAAATCGCAAAATTATAGATTTGTAGTAAGGTTCGGTAAATGCGGTAGTAATAAATTTGTTAATTATAATA